CTGAACAGGAATCACCAAAATCGGCATTCGACTCACTTAATCCTGAATCACCTGAACAGGAATCACTTGAACCTGAATCACCTGAACAGGAATCACTTGAACCTGAATCACCTGAACAGGAATCACCAAAATCGGCATTTGACTCACTTGAACCGGAATCATCTGAACAGGAATCACCTAAATCGGCATTTGGTAAACCGGATACTCAAAATATATATACAAATAATGATTTACATTCAAAATGTTCAACAGTAATGGAACCTACAATAGAAGGAATCAAAGCAAATAAAAAAGGTCAACTTAAATTTACAGAGCCAATTAGTAATAATACTCACATAATTGATATTAATATTAATGATACAATATTAGATGTACGTGAAGAACTAGAAAAAGAAATAAATGCAAAAATAAATATATTGTATTTAGGAAAAAAAATAACAGGTTCCGAAGATATAAATGATATGTTAGATGATGGAAGTACAACTATTCATTATGTAAAAGTACCAACTAATGATACCAAACCACAAAAAGATGGTGATGAAGAAGTAGAAGAAGTAGAAGTAGAAGTAGGAGTAGTAGATAAAGTAGAAGGAGTAGTAGATAAAGTAGAAGGAGTAGTAGATAAAGTAGAAGGAGTAGTAGATAAAGTAGAAGGAGTAGTGGATGAAGTAGAAGAAGAAGTAGGAGTAGAAGTAGTAGATGAAGTAGGAGTAGTAGATGAAGTAGGAGTAGTAGGAGTAGAAGTCGATGATAACACAGATGATGAAACTGAAATAGAACTGCCTGAACTTATATCTATTTATAGTACTAAACAAGAATTATTTGATAATTATGATTTTAGATTAAATAATGATTTTAAAAGTGCTTTAAGAACTATTTTAGTCGGAGTTATCTAAATAAACTATAGTTTTTTCATGACCAACTTTTACATTAGGATTAATTAGTATTTTAAAATTTTTTTTTTTCAATGACATACAAAATGATACATCCTCACTAGTAAATTCTTTTACAGTGTCATTAAAATTAAACATATTTGCATAAAACCAAGGATAACTTAATTGCTCTATAATATTTTTTTTTATTAACATAAAACCCATTCCACAATATTCTACATCAAATGGTGTTTTATATTGTCTTAATTCTTCACATGCTATAAATTTAAAACTACCATTATTTAAAAAATATGAATTATCAAAATGTTCTACAATAGGATAGTGTGTTCCTCCGTTCATTAAATAGGCACCCGAACATATATCTACATTCATTTCTAATAAATTTTTTAAATCTTCCGGTTTAAAAATAACGTCAGAGTCAATAAACATAATATAATCATAATTTATACTTCCATTAAAAGGTTTTTGATTTATACCTCTTAATGTACTACCTCCTAATATTTTACTTCTTACAAAATATACATTAGAATCGGTATCATTGGATAATATAGGGTGATAGTTATTTTGAATACACCAAAAAACTATATCTGTCCAGCATTTTAAAAATCTATTAGAAAACATATTACCAGGAATACAAAATATAATTTTTTTCATAATAATACAACTAATAATTATTCATAATTAATAATATTATTCTAAATAATTTAATTTAAATATATTTTTATAATAATTAAATATTACATATATATAAATGGTTCAATATAATAAAAATTTAATTAATAATGAAACAGTAAATTTAGTTAGAAAAAATAATCAAAAAGGTGGTAGTTTACAAAAAATGTTTTATAAATCAAATATAATAATAAAAATGATAGTTACAGTTATTTTAGCTAACATATTATCATATGCTATTGAACTTATGTATAAATTTAAATTAAATGGAGTAGTTTATCCAATAATTTTTGGTGGTTTATTTTATAATTTATATGTGGCATTAACTTTTCATATGAAAAAACTAGGATTATCTTTAACAGAAAATAATAGTAAAAATAAATCCAAAATTGCAAAAACAATTCGCAATATTATAAATATAGTACAAACTTTTCCTAAATTAATTCCTTCAATACCACAAATTACTGAACCAAGATTTAAAAAACAACCGTTCAAGGGTATACGGGAGGGTATTCGTTCACTAATGATTCCGTATAAATTTAATGGAGATGATTATAGATTAAAAATAAATTTTCCAAAAGTTCAAATACCATTTTTAGATCCATTAGCTGGTATATGTTGTGTATGGAGTAAATTCAAGAAGCTTTTAAAATTATTTGAAAAGGCCTTTAAGATTCCAAAAAAAGCAATAGAAAAAATAGCAAAAATATTTATAAAAATTTTTAATGGTATTAAAAAAGGCATATGTTTAGCTATTAAAAATATAAAAGATTTTATAAAGAGACTATGCACACCACTAATAGGTATTGTTTATATAGTGATTGGATTTTTAAAATTAATAAATGCATTAAAAAAAGGCAGTATGGATAAATCAATAAATAAACTAAAAAAATTTATAGCAGGTATTACCAATTTTGAACCTAAGGGTGTTAAATGTGGTGGTGGTTTTAAAAACAATACTAAATATGAGAAAAATGATATTAATGATTTTATTATTAATTATAATGGACCGTGTATTAGTGATATTTATAGTAAAATAGATGTATTAAATTATGAAAATAAGTTTAAAGATAAAGTATGTGAAAAAAAAGTAAAAAAAATGTCAATATTTAAAATTCATAGAAAAGAATTAGAACACAAACATGGATTAATGAAATACATGAATAAATATACCGACCGTAAGTTTAATACTTTTAGAAAACAAAAATTATATCAAAAAATAAATGAAACTCGCAAATATAAAAAAAATATAAATATTTATAAACCTAATTTTATTTATTATAATAGTGCACAACATGATTATATGTCACCTGATGAAATAAATGAATTAAAAAAAGACATAGATTATGTAAATAACAATCAAGATAATTTAGGTAATATACAGAAGGGAGGTGGTTTAGGTAAATTTGTAAAAACACTAAAAAAATTAAAAAATATTTTTAGAGACATACCTAAATATGTTAATATTATTTGTGTAATTGTTGACAAAATTTCAAATCTTATACGAAAAATAGGACAAGGTATATACGATATTGGTAATAAAATTACTTTTGGTGTTCCACGTGGTATTAAAAAATTTGGAAAACTTATTAGTTTTATAGGTAAAATTATAGAATGGTTTATTCAAACTATTATAGGAAAAGGTGTTCGTATAATTGAAGCAGCAGTTGAATTAGTATTTAATTTATCATTAGGTAATTTACCTAAAGCAATTAGTACCAAAATATTTAAACCAATTAAAGCAATATTTACATTGCTCTTAAAAATAGTTAAATTGCCATTTATTACATTTTTTATGGAAATAGTTGAGATTTTAACAGATATACCGCGTAGATTTAATATGTTTGCAGATATGCTTCAATTTATATGTAATACAATTAAAAAAGTAATAAATGCTATTGTTAATGGACTAATGGCACCTATTAAAAAAACTATAAATAAACTTAAGAAAGCCGCAAAGGTATTTAAAAAATTTGGAGGTAAAAGTATAACTAGTATAACTAGTAATACAAATATACAAGATTTATTAAATAAACATAATTATGAATTAAATCTTATGATTAAAAGAAAATATGAGTTAATTAAAGATGTCACTATTGATAAAAACTATTTACTTAAATTAGATGAACTTATTTTAAAGAAAAAGAAAAAAATTGAACAAATAAAAAAACATTTATTAAAATTTGATAAAGTAAAAACGGAAACTTCTAAAAATCCTAAAAATCCTAAAAAAATAGTCTAATATCCAAACAACTCACTTATAAATAAATTTAAAAATTAATATAACACGCAAATTATGAATTACAATTTATTAATATTTGGCGCGGGACAACTTGGTCTACTATTAATAGAAGAAAGTATTAAACTAAAAGATTATATTAATAAAATTTATGTATATACTAATAATGATGAAAATTGTTGTAAGTATGTAGGATATGATTATATAGAAATTATTGTAAATTGTTATAATAATAGTTCTAAAATAAATCAAATTGCTAATATATGTGATTTTATAACTTATGAATTTGAAAGTTTTCCATTAGATGTATTTAGTGAAAATAATAAAAAAAAAATATTTCCCTCACTAAATATATTAAAAATTATTCAAGACAAATATACTCAAAAACAATTTATGTCTAAAAATAATGTAATAGTACCATATTACTCAGTAGTAAACACTTATAGTGATATATTAGATTTTATTAGACTTTATGACTTTCCAGTATTCATAAAAAATCGCAAAGGTTCATTTGATGGACGAGGTAATCATTTAGTAAAAAATATGAAAGATTTAGAAAAATTTATAGATGTAAAACCGGATAGTTTTTTAATAGAAAAATTTATAGATTTTGATAAAGAAGTCTCACTTATTGGATGTAAAAATTCCAAGAGTGAATTTGTTTATTATGATGTTGTAGAAAATAAACATAAAAACAGTATATTAGTAGAAACAATATTTCCAGATAATAATTTAACTACAAATACTAAAAATAAATTAATTGGTATATTTTCACGAATAATAGACTTTTTTGATACACGTGGTATTATATGTGTTGAATTTTTTATTAAAAATGATGATGTATATTACAACGAATGTTGTTTAAGAGTACATAATTCGGGACATTATACTTTAAATTCATCATATACGTCACAGTTCGAAAATCACTTACGTAGTGTTATGAATCTAAATCTCGGTTATACCAAGAACCATTTTTCAGGAAATTTTTACAATATTATATCGGAGTTACAAACAGAAGAAGATTTAAGAAAAAAAATAGAATTTAAAACTAATAAAACTTATATTAAATATTATAACAAAAAACCTATTGGAGTTCGAAAAATAGGACACATTGTTATTGAAGATTAATTAGTTAATATTTACTAACTTATTATTTTGGTTTTATTACAATCAACACATTCAATATACATACATTTAAATATAAATGAGAATTCTTCATTTATTATTTCCCAATCTCCTAATGTTTCTAATTTAAACTTATGATTATTTCTAAAACATTTTTTATTGTCCCATTTATCTAAATAATTATCAATATTATAGTTATTGTGATTACTCATATTATTAAATGTGCAATTTTTATAGTTTTTTGAATAAATTTGTAATTCTTTTCTACATAATGGACAAATATTATTTTTCATTTTTTTTATACAACTATTGTGAAAACTATTATTACAATGTAAACATTTATAATTATCATGATTATTATTATTATTATCTTCTAAACATATTGCACATATATTATTCTTCATAACACATATAAATAATTATTGTAAAATCAATTTAAATATGTTCATTTATAATTAATCATTTATAATTAATCATTTATAATTAATCATTTATAATTAATCATTTATAATATTTAAAATTTTACCTACACCCTTTGCATTATTTTCTCTAAATATAAACATTGTTTCATTTTCAATAAATTCAGGTTTAAATAAGAACTTAAATTTTACTTTTGCCTGGTCACCTGTACGTAGTAATTTTTTATCACATTCAACATTTTTTTTTATATTTAGTATTTCGGTAATTTTTGCTGCTTGAATTACACTACCACAATGAATAGTACTTTGATAGTTTTCTCTAATAGTTGTTGGATGATGTAATATATATATTTTTGCCACAAATTCATGACAACAAAATGGATTACTCGTTATATATAATCCTTTTTTAATATGTTCTCTTTTAAAAATAAAATCTTTATTTAATTGTTTAATTGCTAAACAACCTAATTCACCACTTTTTAAAATATCTACATCTTTTTCAATTACGTTTCTAATATTTCTTATACTAATATTATAAAACTGGTTACCAAATGGTCCTATTTTAATTACATCATTTTTTTTTATACAACCACTTTTTTGATATCCATAAAATACAATACCTATTCCTTTTACATTATATGTTTCCTGAATTATATATATATTATCTTCATCTTTATTATTTTCACGATTTTCTAATGCTTTTATATTTAAATTATTAACAAAATCACTATGTAAATTATATAAATAATTTCTTATATTATCTAAACCAAATCCGGTTTTATTTGATATAAAAAATACATCATAATTTTCATTTTTTACATAACTTGTATCATTATAATTTTTCACTAAATTAATCTTATTTTTTGTTAGTTTACCTAAATCTTTTAATGTATTATTTAGTACATTTTCAGGACAAAGATCTATTTTACTTATTACAAATGTTAGTGATAACTTTAATACTGATGCTAAATTATAATGTTCTTCAGTAATTCTATTTATACCCATATTTGCCCCAATAATAATAATTACATGATTTAAATGTAATGCATTTAGTCCATAAATAGTTGTTTTTAAATAGGATTCATGACCTGCTAAATCTACAAAATTAAATAGTTTATCCTTAATCATAATATTATTATATGATATACAAGATGTTCGTCCACTTTCCAGTTCATGATTATGTTTCATAACATATTTTCTTAATAATCCACGACCATCATCATGTTTATTTGTTTTTAATACACCAACAAATGTTGATTTACCCGAATCAACAGAACCAAGTATTCCCATTTTTAAACACTCCATTTAATTAATACTTATAACTGTATATATTTATTTATATTATTTTAGATATTTTATATACAATAGCTTTATACTTTTATATTTTATATTTAATATATTTTTAGAATTTATAAAATTGATTTGTTTATAATTTTAAATTATAAAAGTAATATAAAATGACTTGTAAAACTATAATATCTGAATTAAAATATGAAAAACTGGCTTGCTTTGATTTAGATTTTACTTTGATTAAACCTAGATCTGGTAAAAAATTTCCTAAAGATAAAGATGATTGGTGCTGGAATTTTCATAGTGTACCAAAAATTTTAAGAAAACTTTATGAAAATGAATATACTATTATTGTATTTACAAATCAAAAAAATCTTAAATCATATAGTGATTTTAAATATAAAATAGATATTATTACAGAAAGACTAAATATACCAATTAATTATTTTATTAGTACTAGTAATGATAAATATAGAAAACCATGTAATAATATGTTTATAGATTTAGAAAATATGTATCCATGTGTTATAAATAAAGACCAATCNTTCTATTGTGGAGATGCATGTGGACGACGTCATGATTTTTCAGATAGTGATTTATTATTTGCACATAATATTAATTTAACTAACTTTTAAATTACCTGAAATAGTATTTGAACAAAATCATAATTATGTATTACCTGCAAAAAAGACCCATCCATTACTAGATTATATTTCTAATCCAGGACTAGAACAAGAAATTATAAATAAAATAAATGTATCACTATTAAATAGACATACATGTATTATTAATATTGGTTTTCAAGCATCAGGTAAATCATTCTTTAGTAATAACATTAGTAATTTATTTAACACTTTTAATATACTAAATAATGATACATTTAAAAATAAAAGTAAATTACAAGCCAAATTTAATAGTCTTGTAAATACACATGAAAATATTATTATTGATAATACTAATCCTGATTATGAAACTCGTAAATATTATGTAGATATTTTAAAATCACAAAATTATAATATTATTTATGTATGGTTTGATTTACCATTAGATGTAGTATTTTATTTAAATAATTATAGGAAACAAATATTAAATAAAAATATTCCCACTGTTGCATACAATATTTATAAAAAAAAATTTGATAAACCAAATCTTGATGAAAATATTGATTCTATTATAAAAATTATTAATGTATATGGTTTACGTGAAGACTCACATATATTTAATTATTTATTCTAAAAAACTTTTTAGAAAAAAGTTTTGACAAAAAGTTAGTTTGTTTTTGATAAAACTTTTTTCTAAAAAGTTTGTTTGTTTGTTTTTGATAAAACTTTTTTCTAAAAAGTTTGTTTGTTTGTTTTTGATAAAACT